AGTAGGCGGTACATTACAAGCGGTTGCAGGACAAAAAATTGTCCTTGAAGCGACAGATATTGTCAAAGTTGTATCTTCAGTAGCAAATTCCGCTGATGTCGTGTGTTCAGTTTTAGAAGATGTAAATAGTTAATAGAGAAAGGAACGATTGATATGCCATTAACACGAATTCCAACTGAAGGTATTGCGACTGGTGCAGTACAAGCAACTGATATTGCAGCGGCATCAATTACAGGTCAATCAGCAGAAACGTCTGTTCAAGATGCTGATGTGATTCTTGTATATGACAATTCAGCAACTGCAATACGCAAAATGACAAGAGGGAACTTTAAAGCAGATGATGCCGCTGCGATGGCATTGGCATTAGGAGGATAACAAATGGCGAATACATTTACAAATGCAAGTGTTGCCGTAGGCACAAGCTTGACAAATCTTTATACGGTTCCAGGAAGTACCTCTGCTGTTGTTCACTCATTGTTTCTGTCAAACATTCATGCAACGGATGCTATTACTGCTGATGTAGCAATTACACAAGCTGCAGCTCGTCCTAACAGTAGTGCAACAACGACATATATTGCAAAGAATGTAGATATTGTGAAAGGCAGTACATTGATAATCGATAAGCCTATTAACTTGGCGACAGGGGATATATTAAAAGTGTTGGCAAGTGCAGCGTCAAAGTGTGAAGCCACAGCATCTATACTTGAAATTACCTAAGGGGATTAACATATGGCGTATTTAGGAAATATTAAAGCAAAAGCTGCAAGTATTGTTACAGCTGATATTGCGGCTGGTCAGATCACGACAGCACTAATTGCTGATGATGGCATTACTGCAGCAAAGATTGCTGATGATGCGGTGGTGTCAGCAGCGATAGGAGCAAATCAAATTGGAAGTTCAGAACTGAACCTTGGTGCGAATTATGCGTTTACAGGAACGGTGACAGGGGCTGGTGGTGGCAAGATATTGCAAGTGGTACAAGCCTTTAAGAGTGATACTTTTTCGACAACTACATATAACTCATGGATAGATATTACAGGGCTAAGTCTTAATATTACACCAGCATCAACCTCAAGCACAATCTTGCTGACGGCTTATATTGGATGTGTGGCTGACACACGACTTAATCTCGCAACTGTCTTTCGGTTTATGCGTGGGAGTACGGCCGTAGGGGTAGCAGCAACAGCAGGGAGTAGATTCCTTGCGACATTTGGTGGACAGAATGTAATGGCAGACGCTAACCATGGTACAAGCAAAGGTGCAGCAACATACCTTGACTCACCAAATAGTACATCACAACAAACCTACAAACTACAAATGAATACACAGTCTGGTGGTTCCCATACGATATATATTAACAGGACGGTTAATGACGGTGATTCCGCAAATAATTATTTAGCAAGGCGAAGCTCAGGAATTATTGCTATGGAGGTTTCAGGATAATGAAAGACCATGCGTTTTACCATCAAGCTATCTATAACACACATCCCAAGGTTGTAACGATTGATGATACGGCTGGAGCCTCTGATAAGGATGGCAACCTAGTAGTGATTGATGAAGCCAAGGTTGCACCAGAGATTGCCAAGCTGGAAGCGGTCTACCAAGCTACTGAGTACCAACGCCAACGAAAGTTTAGCTACCCAGATGTAGGCGATCAGTTAGATGACTTGTATCATAAGGGAATGTTTTCAGATGAAATGGCTGCAAAACTTAAAGCCGTGAAAGATAAGTACCCGAAGGGAGCAAACTAAATGGCGATTACACAAATTACATCTACAGGTATTGCCGACAATGCAGTTGTCACAGCAGCGATTAATACTGATGCCGTTACCGCAGCAAAGATTCCTGCAAATGTAATTTCTCATTCTGAACTTACTAACAGTTCTTGCAGTTTTGCGGTAAAAAATGTTTCACAAACCTTTGCAGCGAATACGCATGTGAAAGTAGATTATAGTAATGAAGTCTGGGATACCGACAGTGCATTTAACACCACCGATAAACGGTTTGTCTGCCCATCAGGTAAAGCGGGGAAGTATTGGATCGGGTTTCATCTCATGGTAGATAATGCGTCACTTCAGACAGATAAAGACCACTATTCTCGATTGCGAGTAAATAATGTTGAATACTATTGGCTTCAATCAAAACATTCTACATGTTATATCTACGGCAACAATTCAATGAACTGTAGCGGATTAGTAAATTTGGCTGCTGGCGATTATGTGGAAGTGTTTTATAGGCACAATAATAATAACAGTATTGGTTGGGCTGGTGGCTATGGAATGTTTTGGGGATTTGGACTAATAGACACTCTTGCTTAATGAGGAACGAGTATGAATATTGCGAGTGGGTTAATTCATTTAGGATTTGACGCAGAAAAAGATTTCAATTGTCAAGATGATGCTGATGGGAAAGGGCCGTATATTGCAGCATGGTATTCAGACAAGCCACAACCATCTGAGAAACAAATTGCTATCGCAATCAAAGCGTATGAAGCGGAATGGAACGCACAGGAATACGCCAGAAAACGAGAGGCGGAGTATCCTACATGGAACGAAGTGAATGAAGCGATGGCGGAGAAACTTGAAGGTCGTGGAGAGAAGTGGGAAGCAGTTTCACAAAAACGACAAGCTGTTCGAGCAAAGTACCCGAAAGGTTAACATAATGAAACAAAACGTGACAGAAAAATTAAATGAGGCGTTAAATGTTGACGCTTCATCACAAGAAGTAGTAGTTAAAGAAGATGTAATTTTTGAACATCCTGAAGACGCATCAGATACCGAGATTATCCCGTCTACAAAACGGGAAGAAGATATGATGTGTGACTATCATTTCAGTCGAAAGAATTATTACAGTCTGGTAACGAAGGCGAATAAAGCAATTGATGGGGCGTTGGCGGTGGCCAATGAAACTGATTCACCACGAGCCTACGAAGTCGCTGCAGGGTTGATTAAAACAGCATCTGATACGACCAAAGAATTGGTTGACTTGCAGAAACGAGTGCAAGATATTGAAAATGCTGATGAAAAGAAATCAGGTCCTTCTCATGTGACCAACAACACGTTGTTCTTGGGAAGCACTGCTGAATTACAAAAGTATCTTAAACAAAAAGCGGCAAATGACCCTAAAGAGTTGTTACAAGAATGAGTCAAAAAACACCAGAATCATATTTGGGTAACCCAAATCTGAAAAAGGCGCATGTCCCTGTAGGATTTTCTGAACACGAAGTCAATGAGTATATGAAATGTTCAGAAGACCCTGCCTACTTTATTGAGCAATATGTGAAAATCGTTCACGTTGATAAGGGACTGATTCCTTTTACGATGTGGGATTTTCAACGCAAGATGATTGAGACATTTGTGAAAGATCGGTTTGTGATTTGTAAGATGCCTCGGCAATCAGGCAAGTCAACAACGATTATTGCCTACTTATTGCATTATGTGTTGTTCAATCAAGATGTCAATGTCGCCATCTTAGCGAACAAAGGACAAACGGCTCGGGAATTGTTAAGTCGATTGCAACTGGCGTATGAACATCTTCCGAAATGGTTGCAACAAGGTATTACAGAATGGAACAAAGGGAACATTCAACTTGAAAATGGGTCAAAGATTTTGGCCTGTGCAACGTCATCGAGTGCGATTCGTGGTGGTACATTCAATATCATTTTCTTAGATGAGTTTGCGTTTGTTCCCAATACGTTAGCAGAACAGTTTTTTAGTTCGGTGTATCCGACAATCTCCTCTGGACAAGAAACGAAAGTCTTAATCGTTTCCACTCCGAAGGGGATGAATATGTTTTATAAGATGTGGGTGGATGCGGAAGAAAAAAGGAGCCACTACACTCCCATCGAAGTGCATTGGAATGATGTCCCTGGTCGTGATGATGCGTGGCGGAAACAAACGATTGCCAACACATCAGAAGAACAGTTTCGGACAGAGTTTGAGTGTGAGTTTATTGGGTCAACACAAACATTGGTCTTGCCCAGTAAGTTACGCACGATTCCTTGGAAGACACCGAAGTATGAAAAAGATGGGTTGCGGATCTATGAAGACCCGATCCCTAAACATTTTTATGTAATGGTGGTCGATACGGCACGAGGACAGGGGAACGATAACTCAGCGTTTTCTATTCTTGATGTAACGGCATCACCATATACACAGGTCGCAGCATTTACCGACCCAAATATTTCTCCGTTGTTGTTTCCTAATGTGATTCATCGAATAGGAAACGAATACAACACCGCCCATGTCTTAGTGGAGATTAACGACATTGGGCAACAAGTCGCCGATATTCTGCATTACGATCTTGAATATGATGAAGTGATGAAATTGACATCAAAAGGACGTAATGGTCAGATTATTGGTGGAGGATTTACCAAACGAGTTCAGTTGGGCGTCCGCACGACAAAAACAGTCAAGATGCAGGGATGTTCAAATTTGAAATCAATGATTGAAAATGATACATTGATTGTGAACGATTTTGAAACGGTGAAAGAACTCACCTCGTTTGTGACATCTGGGCCCTCTTTTAAAGCCGAAGATGGTGCCCATGACGATTTGACGATGACCTTGGTACTTTTTGGATGGCTTGCTGTTCAAAAGTATTTCAAGGAGTTGACAGATCAGGATTTGCGGTTGAAAAT